GGACGCACCTCCAATTCCAGACCATAAGTCCAGGGGTGACCTCGCCGGGTTTCGCACAAGACTAATATAAGAATAATGCTTGCTCCCGGCGTGCGGGTAGATTTTATAGACCACCTACCGGGTCTTTACCATCTAGAACCACCAAACCTAACAAACGCCCCGACGACAGGCAACCTCAAAAGAGAACATCGGAAGGAGAGTTGAGAGATTTGGTTAAATCCCCAATGGCCTACTGTTCGCGTAGTCTAGGGTGCTTTATTTTCACCCTAGCGCCCGCCTAAGTGCGGAGACCGTTTTTACACAGCCCAGGTGCGGATGCAGTTTATAGACATGCCACAGGTCCGTTCAGCCCACTCATGTGGACTCAGCATTGGCCGAGGAACTGACAGCAGCCAGAATCCTGGCCCAACCATTTCCTGCAGTTACACCACCACCAGGTCCAGCCAACCAGTCAGCAGCCCACGCTAGGGCCGCCGCATATGACGGATAATATCGCCAAACACCCGCGAGGTATCGACCGTACACAGGAGTGTACGGTTGTAAGTTCTTAGAGACACCATCTATGACACAGGGGAGAATATACTCCACCATGACTTCAATGATGTACTCAGACACGTTAGCGACACCAAGACTGGGTATGCCCCCAAACAAGAGGGGGCTCCCTGCCGCGACGCTAGGCGCGTAAATAGAACTAAAACCCCACGGGGTAATTGCCGATTTGATGGAGGTGGGACCAGTGGGGGTCATAAGTTTAATAACATAATCAAACTTGAACAGGCCCCCCATAACAGCAGATTGCGCAGCTGAGGAATAGGCATAAATCATGCCCTGAGAGGTCAGTCTCAAACCACCGGCATCATTAACAGGTGCCGCATAGTAAGCTTTGATCTCAGAGGGACTAGGTTTATACTGCAACGAGAGAGGCTTCCAAACCTGTCCGGCCATCGCATTCTGATTTGACATCAGCTGCGTTAGGGCGGAAGCAGAGGAAACCGAAGGTATCGGTGCGTCATCGGGGTCTCGATCGTAATACATGTACAACAAGCCACCAGTGCTTGTTGAACACGCAGGGACGTAGGTGACCCTGAGACTCTCGATACGATACGTCTCAAACAATGGTACCATCCTAGAAACTCGGGTACTAGCCCAAGTGGTAGGATTCATATCTGCCACGAAGATCATGTTACCAGCGCTGGTGTTGACCGCGACGCCAATAATTTCCGATCCTGTGACGGTGATGTCACCATTGGTGCCATTATTCCTGATGGCGAATTTGCTACTGAGGTCGACCTTTGCAGAATTTGGCTGAGATTGCTGAGCGCTTCCAGATCCAGATCCTGTAACTTTGACCTGTTTTCCTCCCTTTGGCTTAGGTTGGTTTGACTTAGCCTGGTTTCCAGCAGATTTAGCCTTCTTATTAGCCATATCGCGAAAATCAGTAAGGAAGGTAGGATTGTAACGAGTGAGCTAATCAATGAGGTGTCAGCCATATGTATCAGAATATTTTATGTGGGAAAGAAGTTCTTTACGCTGACGACCCACAAAATTCCGACTACTGAAGGCCGATCCAATGATCGCGGATACGTCTGAGAGTGGGAATGGACATGACCAAGTCATGTAACCCACTATCAAATTCATCCTCGACCCTTCCCCCAGTTGGTTTGAACCCTTGAGACACCATCCACCTCACAAACCCATGTAGGATTTCACGTGTTTTGGTGTCCCAAAAGCCCTCAACCAAGAGAGCCAAAGCCCTTGTGAGTGACTCACCGGGGGTTTGCTTGCGCAACGGCTTCAAAGCAGAAGCAACGGTTTTCCTGGGTTTAGTCGGAAGACCAACCCAGTGACCGCTACTAGTCCGCATAAACTTACTACCAAGAAAAGAAAGACCCTCAAGGTCTAATTGTTCAATGGTATCGCCCACTTTGAAGTGAATCCCGCAAGACTCGTAGATGGGGGCTCGTTTAGATGCGCAAAACAGATCAACTACCTCATCACTCATGGACATTAACTCATCGTCGCCATACAATAAGGCAACGACATGCCTCTTAAAGTGGTTGTAGTCCTTGCTCACAAGACGAATGTAAGACAAGGCAACCGCTACGAAGTGCATAAGAGTACCATCCGATGATGTGTTTTCAGAACCAGATTTGGTTCCGTGATCCGTTTTCAAAACGTGACCCATCCCGGTAACGAGTAGAGAATTCAACTCCTGATCATAGTGGTAGCACATACGTGCCCACGTCTCAGGAGTCTTATCCTCCATTCGCAAAGTGCGCCACCGGAACCTTAGGCACATCAACCGAAGCCAACGTGCCACACGTGCATCGTACTTGGACATATCAGACTCCTCCTTATGGGGATGTAAGTTGATACGCTCAGCGATAGCACCCAGTCCACCAGCGAACTTATTGAAGCCTAGTGCTGAGCTCGTCTTGAGACAGGCACCATAAAGCTTCTTATTGAAGTCCTGAAACAACCGAGCGGAAGCAAGAAAGAAAGCCAAATCTGGTCCAGTTATAGACCGAACATTGTCGTTATCCAACTTGTCCTGTGGTAACAGTTCTTCTTTGCAAAAGTTGTGCCACAACACTGGCACCTTTAAAACATGCGCATACTTCCAAAAAGACTGAATATCCGGCATCCACCTCTTAATTGCCTCACGCTTTGATTTTGAAAACCATTTGTAAGGAATACCAGGGGTGGTAGTTGGCTGGAATTCTACTTCGCTCAAGTCGACAACTCGATGATTCTCGACATGGTGGCCGAACTCACGTTCAAGCCAATCAAGTAAGATTTCCTGCTCTTCCGCGGACGGGGGCTGCTCTACAGTAGCAAGCCCATACCGTGCCACGGCCTTCAACTCACGCCGCGCGCTCGGACGCGCTACGTTAAAATCTTCAAAAGTATCACGCACGTTGCGGTGCAGCAGATACTGGCTAAACCACTCATCATACCTCTTACCAGAGGGTGATTGATAAATGGGATCCATCTGCCGCATCCTACCCACGTACTCCAGGCCTGTAACGGACGCCACTTCTCGCGAAACCTCCAACTGAGGCGGCCCTATCGCGAAAGGCGTCAAAAACCACAGCGGTATTAACCCATACTCCTCACGGAGTTGGGTCTCCCATTTGGCTCTGTCTTCGCAGAGCCAGTAGGAAAATCCGGTTGGGCATTCAACTTATGATCGTACATACCAAGATGGTTTTGGTCTGTCAAAAGACACACGCCATTCTTGTGAACGTACGGACAAATGTCCTTCTTTTGCTTCTTCCTCTTACGAGGTGGGCTCGCGGGAGGTGTGGCACTATGCTTTGGGGCATCGGCACTCTCAAGTTTTGAAACTTTCTGTGTCAATAGTTCCAAAGCAGCCTTAACCTGTTCCATGAATTCACGATTTGGGTCAGTCTTGGAACTCTCTAACCGGACATCAAAGTCCGGAAGTTCATCCCAATTCATCTCACCGTGGTCATCAGCCCAACGGTCAACGACGACCCGATTCTTCCGCGTTTTCTTGCCCTTGTTTGCATTGAGAACAGACTCATGCAATATAGGGCTAATACTAGGCAGAGGCGCAGGGTCACGCATGACACGAAGGTCTTCCTCGGTGAAAGGATGGTAAGATTTATAAAGCTCACCAGACTGAACACCCTCATGAACCCCAATGACGACATACCCGGTAACAATGACAGGGGCGCCAGAAACGCCAGCGGACGAGCCGGCAAGGTGAGTACGACCCTTAACCTTAGCTACACTGAAGTGAGGTTCAGTGGCGCCGGCGGGGAACCCAACAAGTGCCATTTCGTCATCCATGTCATCGTTGTAACCACGAGGTCGGACACCAGGCATCAAGGAACGAAGTTGGAGAGGTATCTCACACAACACCATGTCCTTGTGGTTGCCTGATGATCTATAAAACGGGACAAGAGGGAATAAAACCACTCCATTGTCCTGCTTCACCTCGCAGTAAAACGGGGAACCATCGTCATCAACCATGGGTTGGCCAATGACAATCTTTTCGGGGTGCTCAATGGCGTCAGGGACGACATGAGCAGCCGTACACAGTTTGTCCTGGCCAACCTTGAAACAGGTAGCACGTCCAACGAGCTTACCATTTCTCTTGACAACAACCCTCATCACTGATCGAGCAGCCTTGGATGGGTACATCTTTGTACCACCAGCCTCACTCAGAAGAGAACCAGGGGGTTGATCATCAAGATACTTGATAGAACCCGAAAGGAAAGAATACGGTGGGAGTTCCGAATACAGGGGCGGTGACTCAACAACACAATAATTGTTGTTGGTGACCGTAATCTGCTGTATCAACTGTTGAATAGACTGTTCCAATTTCACCACCCTGTCATCAACAGGTGTGTCTACTCTTGGAGTTTCAACAACAACCTCATGTTTCACCACTTCTTCAGTGGTGTTGGCCACGGCGCTAGGAGACTCAGTTTCCTGAGTCACCACAGCGTCATTACCCATCCCTGCATCATCAACAGCGTCACAACCATCAACAACCATTCCTTCAGCACTCTCGTAACGAGCTGGGGGAGGAACACGATTGTTCCGAGAGCCAAGGCCAGCCCGATTGGTCTGGCCTGGGTTCACGGAAGGATTAGGGTCCACCCCCATAGTTGCGAGATAGCACAACCATTTGTAGGCATCATAAAAGGGGTTCGTTGGGACATCTGAATACGCCATTTCAAGTGGAAGGCTTGTAAAAAGCCGACACAAGACTTTGGCGTACCAGTTTTGCACAACTAACCTAGTGACCGTGGTGCGAGCCTGGGTTCTAGGATCCTTTGATATGACCTCCTCAACGGTAACGAATCCGGTTGCCATCTTGATCAAAGAAACCAAGACGTATGACGTGAACAAAACGATGGCCGGAGTTGCAGGGGGAAAACACCACCAAACAAGCTGCGGGTAAACGGTGAGACAGAACAATACCCTCCACCAGAACTTACGCCCCCAAACATAGTAGTCAATGGCAATGGTGGCGAAATACGCCAACCACTGCAACACTCCAAAATCGAAAGCCCACTTAACACCAACTGCAAAGATGATGTTGACCCATGCGTTCGCATAGAATTGATCAAATCCCCGGGCCGCGTGGTTGTAAATACAACCAGTATAGCCGAAGGGGTCCTGAATGAAAGACATCGAACAAAACATGGTGGACTTTTGTAAATACACGTTAAAATCGTCAACGTCGATAAATGAAATATATGACATGACACTCATTGTGGGGCGCAGAGCTAAAA